ATCAAGATAGCATTTGGAATCGCAATACATACCGCACTGGCGATGGTGAGATATTTCAACAAATGCGTCCAGGGGCTGAAGATGCTATGAAGCTGCCAAGCCGGGGGTTTTCGACATGAGTTATACACCACAAACCACTTGGGCCAACGGGGTTCATCCATTAGCGCCTGAGTTAATGCGTAAAAAGACAGTAGTGACAATAAAGAAGCCCAAGATCGTTGCATCACGCCCTCAAAGAATCCTTGATGCGCTTGAAGCGCATGGCACTTTGACATCTTGCCAACTGTCGGAAGTATTAGATTTGCCAAAAGTGCATGTCAGAAACTCACTCAAAATGTTGAATAAATATAAAACAAAACGAGTATTAGTCGAGTCAAGACTGAGGCTCAAAAGTAGCGGCATGCAGAATTTCTATACTTTGATTCCGTATTTGCAATGACTGGAGGCGATATGAAAATACATTTTTGCGGAACTGGCTGGGGGTGTCGGCTATGGGGCATCAGCTACAAAGACCATTGGTTTATTGGCTTGAGTATTAGAGATCGGAGTTTGAAATGACTAAAGACGAAGCATTGAAGCTGGCGCTTGATGCGTTGGAAAATATCTATGATGGATTTGTAACGTCACCGAGAGTGCAATACAGGGCAATCACCGCAATCAAAGAAGCCCTAGCGCAACCTTTATGTCCACCCTGCAACAATCATTGTGACCAAGGACGAAACTGTCCTGCTAGAAAATAATGAGAAAAGAAACTTATTCGATGTGGGATGCCATGCTTGCAAGTCCCACTGAACCGATGACAGTTAAGCAACGAATTCATCAATTGACAAGAATGTGGTCTGGCCTGGCTGCTCTTGAGACAGCAATAGAGCCAACCAAGGATGATTGGGCCGTATGTTCTGACGCAGTTAATTTGATGGAAACTTTGATTAAGCATGGGCATATCGTAGACACCAATAATTTATTGTTTGACGCAATGAAAGCATTGGCAGAAGCTGGACAGCGTAGCTTTGCGGGTAAACCCATCCGTTTAGACGGTGCTGGCATTCAGGCAGTGCGTGGTTTGCTTGAAGATTACTCGATGGTGCTGGAATCATTACCAGCTAGAACCATGATTCACTGTCACCGACTGACTGAAAAGCGACTTCAAGGCATCCTGAAAGGCCATAAACAAGCCCATGATGTAGTTATTTCGTAAAAAAATGTTTTACAGTGTGTTTTTATGTTCTATAATTAATCATCGCAATTAATTAAACAGGACAACACAATGAGCAAACGCGCAGTACATCTCACAGTAGGCATGAAAGATGGTTGCAAAACCAGTACCAAACATCTGGGTGCATATATGGGATTGGCTTATCAAGACTTTCAATCAATGCCAGAAGATCGCAAATGTACAAAATGTTTAAACAGCAAATTATTTGCTTTTGTTCATCGTGTAGCGCAACAAAATGCTTAACCCCTTCATCTTAAGCGCCCTCCGGGGCGTCATATCTGAAGTTGATTTGCTTGATTGCCTTCAGGCGCTGGCAAATCACTTTCCCGCCAATGAAAAGATCGGGGATGCTTTACTGGATTGCATCCTGATTCTTGATGACCATTTAAACAACTGAAAGACACGACATGAAAACAATTATCAACCTTGCAGTCACTTTGGCTTTCATGGCCTTCACCTTGGCCTTGATGCTGTCTTACTTTGACGTGCTAGTGAAGTGATTATTTAGCGGCCAGCAATTCATTTTTAATGGCGCTGCCATTGGTGGTGCCGTACCAGTAAGACAAAACCAGCATCGCCACGGCATCCATAAGGCCAAGGACACGCCCCACAATTATCTCGGGCGTCTTGTCAGGGTAGCCATAAAAAAGAACCGCAATCTCTGTGCCGATAGTGAGTACAAGCAGAACAAGCGACAACCAAAAAAGCATCTTTTGAGTGCCGCCTGACACACTGGCTTGTCTTGCTGAATCACGATCTTTGAAGCTGAGTTCAGCGTAACGAAACCCACGCTCTTTTTCATTATTTTGATATTCCAGTTCAAGTTCTTTCAGCTTGCCTAATTGTTCAGGTGTGACTTGGCCCGACTGGATAATCTCGCTGATTTTGTCTTTGGTGGCATCCGACAAGCCTAACAATTCCCCAACAGATGCCACAGCAACTGCACCCATAGGGCCAAACAGTGCGGAAGCAACTGTTGGGGCAACTGTCTTGAGGGTAGCCAACCAATCCATTATTGCCAAACTCCTGTACGCATTTGCTTTGCCAGGCGCTCACATCGTTCCGGAGTCTGACTGTGCCATTTACTCAGGATCATATTCTCAGCAGCTTTGTCGTAGTTGCCACCCTGTACTAAGGACATGGTGTTTTTGAAACCAGCTAACCCATCTGTACCGAGTTGAAAAGCCATATTGATAAGGACTGCAAGACGAACTGAATCCAGTTGTTCTACCCAAGGGAACATTCCGAATACTTCCTTGGTCTTGCGCTGAATGTCATTGTTCAGTAAGTAGGCCGATTCATCTGGGGTGATGCCGCCATTGCGGCGCTTGTCAATGAGTCTACCGACACCAATAGTTAAGTAGCCAAGACTATCAGGATAAGCCGATAAGACTTCCCCCTCATCTCTGCGAAGTTGCTCGTTAAGGCTTGTAACCATGATTCGTAGCCCATCCTAGTATCATATAACCAAGAGCCACAACACCTGACCAAATTAAACTGGTAAGGGTTTTCTCAATGACTTTTTTACGAAACTCAATCCTTTGAACTTCTGCCTGAATTGCCAATTTGACCCACCGCTGTTCCTCCTCTGACAACCCAGTGTCAGTGCTTCTGATTCGGATGGCTGCTGCAATTTCAGCAGCAAATTCAGCACGTTCTTCTGGGGTCATGATGTGGGTCAATTAGTGATTTTTGATATTTTAGACTATTATTTACGGGGCCAGTGCATTAGTTGATTTACCTTTTGGAGTAAGGGCATTAAAGTTTAATGATTCTGCCACTTGTTTTTCCATAGCTTTAGTTTTGGCTACGTCTGCCAATTTACCAGCCAAGGGAATTTGCAATTTACTTAATTGATCTAAGCTACGAATTAAAGCCGATGAAGTGTTGGAATAATTGACCGCACCGGGTTGTTTCACCAACGCATCTTGGATGGAGTCACGCAAATCAATTAATTGATCTCGACCAGTTTTGCCAAACAAATAAGTCAATTTGTCTTCGCGATCCAGCGCGTTAATGGCTGTGTTCAACTTTGGAAAAGACAATTGACCGCTTGCATTCTTGGTAATTTGATCTTTCAGATGCTGAATTGTCTGGCCTTGAATTTCAGCCCATGCTTGTTGACCTTGTGGGCCTGCACGCTTTAAAACCTTGCCCACAGTTTGCATTTCTTCCATGCTACCGTCCAACACAATGTGGTCAAACACATCTGCCAAAGCAACTTTACGATCAGCATAGCCAGCTTTAGTACCAAGCAATGAAGCCACACGGCTGCTGTCTTCAAAATCTTTTGCTAATTGTTTTCTAGCCATCCGAGCATCACGGTATAGGTCGCCGCCAGCACCTTCAGTGGTCTGGTCAATTAATGACTTCATGGCCTTGGAATGAACAGCGTTAGGTGTACCCGGCTGCGTGTTTTTACCAATATCCTGATAAATGTCTTCCAGCGCACGAACAGACATTGTTCCCTTTTTCTCAGGATCATTTAAAGCAATTTGCTCAGCTACAGAATCCAAGATTGGCGCAAGTTTTGCCCTGACAGTAGGTGATTGTTTACTAATGTATTCAGTGATTCCCGTATACGGCACTTCTTGCAAGGTTTCACCAGCATTGTCAGCCAAAGCATATTTAGACTTCATTGCTTGGTATTTTTTGTCGTACTCATCCACCAATGCTTTGTCAACAATGCTGCCCACCTTCTTGTAGGCCGAAGGGTCAGCATATTCAGCACCCGTTTCTTGAGACATCTGCTCAAACTTGTTTAAGATGGCTGATTTTTGAGTTTCTTTGGCTTGGAGCAATGGTGCGCCAGCGCCAGCAGGGTAGTTTTTGGCGGTTTCTGCTTCAAATTGCTGAGTAGCCAAATCTTTAGTTTGTTCCCCTTTGGTCAGAGGAATTCCCAAGCGTT